TATTGCCTGAAAGTAGGAATCACCATAAGGCGGATGGTCGCCATAAGTTGGATGATCACCGTAAGTTACTCTTTCACGAACAAGACCACTATTTAAAATCGCATATTTTAGTAATTTGGTTGTATTTTCAGCAAAGGTAAAGTTATCAATTAAAATCTTGTCGCCATTTTCTTGTAATAACCAATCACCATTTTCTTGTTTTAGTGCCACTGCGATTCGATAAGTCAGATCTTTGGTAATTGAAAAACCTTTTTGGATTTTATATTGAAGATCCTTAGTAATAGCCGAAGCGGTACTAGAAACTAAATACTTTAATGTTTTTGTTATTGCATCAACCGTCACCTGGACCCCGTAGGACAACGATTTGGCTATTTGCTTGGGAATAGATACTCGGTACTCTAAACTCTTAGTTGTGGCATCTGGGGTGGATAAAACGGTGTATTTTAGATCCTTAGTAATATCAATAACGTAAGTTCCGACAACATCATAGGTTAATGACTTGGTAATGGCGTGAGGTACTTGGATTTTATAGAGGAGGGATTTGGTTACAGGAGAAGAAGTGGTTTGTGTTGAGTATTTTAGTGTTTTTGTTATCGCGGCAACAGTTGAAGAAACGGCGTATTTAAGACTTTTAGTTATGGCGGCTGGTGGCGCTCTAATACAATACTTTATTATCTTAGTTAAAGCCGCCGGAGTTGTTTTAATTGTATAATTTATCGATTTTGTGACGGCAACATAACCAATACCATCAAGACCAATCGAATCACCAGTCTCTAATAATAATTTATCGCCAGTTTCAAGTAAAAGTAAATAATCGGCCATACATATTAGGAGACAGTGTAACCTTTAATCAACCTAGTTCCATCTACACAAGTTTCAATCATTGATACCTTCGCCGTAGTAGCCGCAATTGCATTATAAATGGCATTTAAATTAGTTGCATCGCTAACACCGGCGTTATCTCGAAGACTTACAACTGAATTAGCCGTTGTCACTATACTTTGTGGTCCGAATAAATATAGTTCATAACTGTTTGAAAGTAACAACCTAGTTTTATCTATATTAATAATGTGTCCCGCTGACGCCTCTGTAGTTAAATTTGTATTATCAATCGTTAGTAAATTCATATTTCCACCACCGTCACCCATGACTATTGACCCACCGGAAACACCGGCGTTATCATTTTGTTCTAAATGACAAGTATCAAGAATAATACTTGACTGGTAACCGTGTCCGGCCCAAATTGCGGCTTCTGTATTTCCTTCGAGTACCATATCCCTAAATACTAATGGCAGCCTAGAACAACTTTCTTCCATATAAACTCCATATTTAGTATTCCATTTTATCTCTCCAGAAAAACCTTCAAATACAACAGTGGTCATTAGTCCACTGTCAGCATTATTACCTCGGTAAACTCCATAGTAATTTCCTATTATGTAACAATTTCTAATATTGCAGGCGACTAGAGAATTTAATCTTATTCCATAAGCACCAACTTTGTTGAAATTTGTTATGACAAGATTATCAAAAACACAGTTATTTGCAAAATAAACTAGTGATCCAAAAGAAATTCCACCCAAAGAATTTACGTTACCGGTAACTCTAATGTCTCTTATAAAGGTGGCGATAACATTTTCGGTTTTTGCTATTTCAATTGCAATACCACTTCCCGTGTGTACTAAAACGGAATGCGATTCGCCAGTACCAAAAATTATCAAATTTGACTGGTCGATAACTAAATTAGTAAAGTTATAAGTTCCTTGTGGAACAAATACAAACCCCCCTGCATTGATTGCGCTTTGAAGAGCGTCGGTATCGTCAGTAACACCATCACCAACGGCACCATAATCTTTCACGTTTTCACAATTTTGTAAATTGTTTATTGCCAGCCTAACCTCATTCATGTGTCCCGCGAATAATTCATCACCCAAAGGTGCTGGCGAATCGCTTAGTATCTGACTTCCCGATTTGTTACCTGATGTCCAAGTTGTTTTCATTATTTTTTAAATAAATTCTACAAACGTACATCTTATTTGCTGATTGGCGGCAACGATGTGATTTGCACCATCAGTAGTAGTAAACGACGCTGTGTTAGAAACTCCAGTGTTTCCATTCAAACCTTTTAAAACACTTCCGTTATATAGTTGTCCGCCAAATCCAGTCATCAACGATGTTGCAAATGGTACTTTCTCACTTAATGTGGCTGCTGTAGCCGTCCCTAAATCAAACGCGGTGTAAATAGTTATTGTCATTTGGTTACCAATTAATTTGTAGTGGTTGGCTTGATATACCAAATTAGAAAGAACTCCTGCAGAAGCAGTCAATAAGCCATTAAACTGTAAACGTTGAGTTTCGAATATAGGTCTTTGAATTAAATTATCCGCATTAAACGTCGGTACTGTCCATGTGTATCCCGCACCAGCAGAAAGGGTAGCAGCAAAACGACCAATATTTACATAGGCATCACTAGCGGCAGCGTTAGTTATCGTAGAAATAGCGCAGTATCTTTCATCAGTGCTTGTAGTTCCAAAACCAGAATATATATTTATATGAGGAATCCTTGAAAAGCCGATTGTGACCCCATCAGTAACGTTATAACCTAAATAAACAAAGTAGTCTATTTCTTGAGTAGCCAGTTCGGTTGATCCTGAATTGCACCAGTTGGTACCGGCATTTTTGGTAACCGATAACGCGGCGGTTATTGAACGCATCACACCGCCGATCCGAACATAAACCGGATTGGTACTACTTGGATTATTCCCATCTAAACCTTTTAAGGCAACAGTCAAGTTGTTACTCGTTTGAGTAACGACAATTTTTCCATTCATTAAAAAACCTTCTGGAGAATTTAAAAGACTTTGAATGCTGGCAAGTAATACCGCGATAGTAACTTTCTTTGTAACTGGAGTTCCACCTGGATCAGAAACAACAGGTAAAATGTCTGTACTTAAAAGTGTAGTAAGTGCTGTAAGTGCTGTTATTTTTGAATCTGCCATATTTTTTATTTAAAATCTATAATATTTTCATCACCGCAAATAATTGCTTCACCGTTAGGGATAATAATTAGTAAGTGTTGATGATTTTGTCGAAGGTTCTTAGTTTGATAACCAAAACAATAACTAGTAATTGACGATTCTTGATCAGTGCCTATTAACATCCGAGTTTGAATATATTTGTGAACCAGCTTCATTGAGTTAGGATCAAAAGGGACCGCGTAAACTTGGGAAAATTGAGATGAAACCATTTTAAATACCGACAATTTTAATTGATCTACTTCACCTATCTGGTGAAAAATACCATCATCGGCATACTGTTTTAGAAAAGTACCATCGTTATAAAAAGCTTCCCAGCGCCACATTTGTGGTTCGACTGTTTCTTCTATTCCGTTTCTATTAAATTTCCATTCCATTGAGTTGGTTTCCTTTCCCCTATTGAGTTAGGGTAATTTATAAATTTAAGCTATTTCGTCATACTGGACATTGAGTGTTGAGGTGGAACCAGCAACATCAGCGGCATTAGTAATTATTTGATGAATTAAGTAATCAGTATAAGAAGTAGCGCCGGTAATTGATCCGGTTAAGGATCCGCCAATACCTAAGTTGGCAGTGGCCGGAACTGATGTTGGCATAGCCTGATCTGCCCCTGTAATAGCGACTTTGACCGGAGTGGCATAAGTTGGCGCGCCAGCGTAAGCCGATAGTCTAGCATTGGTTACGTGAGTTGCAGACCCACCTAGTGCTGATGATCTACAAATCTTTATATTTTTTATAGCAGATGAACCACCCATATTAGAAACACAAAGTCTTTGGTATTTAGCATAAGTTCGATTGCCAGGGGTGACAGGATAAGCGATTGGATCAAGGTTGACAGCGTCAACATCACCCATATTTGCATTAGTTATTGATGCTGTAACTGTTTCTCCGGCTCCATTCGATTCTGATAGTGTGACTGCTGCTGGCATATTTTTATTTTATTTAACTTCTAAGATATTGAGAATATATCATTAATTAATAAACTAAAGTTCGTAATAATAAACAGTTCCAGTTATTTTTCCACCGGCAGTAAATTTATTACCAACACCGGCATCAACTGTAATATCGGTTAAACCAGTGGTAATTGGAGTAGCGGCAGTAGGATTAAAAAAAGCTTTTGTATTAGTATCTTTGGCAACTACAATGCTTCCATTGATTGCTTGAGTAGCACCGGTTGAATATAAAGCGGTAAAGGCAGTTAAGGCAACTAAACCGGTAGCATCATCCAGGCCAGCAATAATAGTGTCATTATTTAAGACTGCGGCAATTAAAACGGCTTTGTTTGGCACTTGGACTGCAATTACATTAGTCCGGGCATTGGTTAAGGTCTTTTGGACTGATAAAGATTTTGCTTTCATTGTTCCGACAATAACATCAGGGGTATCACTTAAAATCCAGCGAGAGGTCGTAGAATCACCAATATTGACATAAAGACCGTTACCAGAAGCATCAGTTTTAACAAAAGTGGAACCTTTGGCAAATCCAGCATATCCAATAGGGACCGTCAAACCAGAAGCGGATAAAATATTTCCATCAGAATCACGACTGATAACTTTATTGGTTAAATAAGGAAGTCTTGATGTCAAATAAGCCGCTTCGTAAGTTGTTCGTAATGCGGATGCGATCGATTCAATTCGGTCTATCTCATTTTGAGTTGATTTGGGAAGATCTGTTTTTATTTCAAATATCATTCTTTTATGTTTAAACCTTTAATTGGCTTAGTTGTGGCCGGTGGAGGAAGAACCACTGGCCACTGTAAATCAATTACGTTTAGACATAGAAGAAACCTTCTACACCAGCTTTTCGGCGCTCATCAAGAACCTTACCACCATATACTGCTAGACCCTTATATGCTTTACCGAAGTTTCCAGTTATGGTTTGTTCGATTTCGCTTTTGGTCATTGCCATTGCAAAAGTGATAAAGGATTTGTGCATACCTAAGCAGTGGTACCCGGTTGTGTTGTTTCCAGCAACTCGGTTGGTTTTGATAACGTGGAATCCATCAACGTCACCAATATACCCTCTTCGAACTATATCACTATTGTCCATTCCAGGATTCATGATTAAGGTATCAGCCTTTTTCAATAATCCAGCGATTTTTCCGGGAAGTAGTAAATATCTTTCACCATCATCTGGTACGCCATCGACTGTACCATCGCCATCGAGCTTGGTACCCATATCGACAATGTAATCATAGATCGTGGTTTTAGAAACTTGGAGTTTAGAAATTGCTTCAACTACGTAAGAGGCACCAGTGATTGCTCCACCATCGTACGGATATGTTTTGGAAGCGACTTGATCATCCTCATCATCTTCAACTACACCTTCTGTAGTGCTAGAAACTGATTTAACTCTATACCATTTATCATGTCCAACTGCTTTGATCCCTCGGCCAACCCAAGTGGAAGCAACGGGAGTACCACCAGCGACCACAAAGGCACCTGTTTGAGTGGTGATTGTGATTGTCGTAGCATCATCAGCATCAGTTCCGATACGATTTCCGGCGGCAACGTCAGTGTAGAAAGTACAAATGTAAGTATCAATCAATTTAGCAAGACCTTTGGCGGTATTACCAACCAAATTACCTTCTGGATTTTTGATCCAAGAGTGGAGTTGATCAATCGAGAGAATTTTGAAGTAATAACTTTTTTCAACATCAGTTTCAAGCAAGCCAACACTTTCTTGTGGCTCATCGGCGGTCATGTCAGCACCGGTGTAATTTTCCCAAGCAATGGATCCGAAAGTTAAGATATTCAGTTTGGTCAGTTTATCTTTTACTTCACCTTCGTAATCTTGATTGGTGACATCCATGGCAAAGGACTTATCAAAAAAGAGTTCAATAACTTTTGTGCTGAAGCCTTCAGCAACTTTTGTAGCGTAGTCGTTCATTTTGTTTCTCCTGTAAAGGAAGTTAAAAATAATAATATTTCTAGCCGTTCTTTATCAAGAGAGTTTGGCTTAATTAATGAGAATATATCAATGCAAAAAAGAAAGTGTCAATAGAGTAGGTTTTAGATCTCGGCTTTGATTTTGTGCTGTCTCACCAATTCATTGTATTTCTTAGGACTGTTTATTCTCAAAGTTCGGATCTCATCGGCAGTTAAACCCTTTCTAGGTGGCTGTCCCTTTCCAGGACCACCAGGGGAATTAAACAATGATCGTTTGTGTTCAACCGGAGTAGTTGGATTCTCATATAAGAATATTTTGGCTAGATCTTCGAGTGGTAAACCTTTTCTAGTTGGCTTATTGGCAAAGCGTTTAAAATCTTCTTCTCTGCCTACAATTTTGGCAAAACTTTCAGCAAAGGTTGAATCATCCACAAAGGCGTTTACCTTTTCACCCCAAGCCTTATCATTATTAAATTCATTTGATTTAGCCCGGATCTCTGCATTTTCTTGTTTAACTTTTTCCACTTCGGTCAATGCTCTTTGTTCACCGGAAGTCATATCATCCCAATCCTGGTATTTAGTACGCATAAAATCTTCGGTTACTTCAACTACCTTGTTCTTTTCAGCTTCCAACCTCTGTACCTGTTCGCGCAACACCAAAGCCTCTTGTTGTGATGCAATTAGTTTTTTATCTTTCTCATCCTCTACCTGTTTCTTTTCATTGGCGATTCTTTTAGCTTCAATAGCTTCGGCCTCTTCTCTAGCTACTCTTTCTTCTTCTGTTTCTCCATCATCATCATCATCCTCAACTTTTTCGATAATATCTTTAAGTTGATCCTCTTTACTATTGTCCTGATTCTTTTTGGCCGCTTCAAGGGCATCTAGATCAACCGAAGGTTTGTTGTGTATTCCTACTGTCATATTTTTTTACCGTCCCAATTAGGGGTTTGGTTTATTAAATAATAAATAATTTAAAGTGTTTTTGCTAAGGCAACCATCTCGGCTCTTTTCATTCCGACTTTGTAGCCCTTACCTTTCAATAGATCTCGTAATTCACTAAATGATAATTCGGCAAACTCACCTTCATTTTCACCACCAACTACTGCACCGGATACTTTATCTTCAACCACAGGGGCGCTCATAGCGGCGGAATATGTCTCTAATTCTCTTTTTGTTAAATATTGGCTTCGGGCGCGTAAAAAGGCGGCCTGATCTGCACTTAATACTTCAACATCAGTTGCTAATATTTCAGCTAACATTTGTTGTGTAGCTACTGGTAATTCTTCTCTATTTAATTTTTCAGACATTTTTTGTTTTTAACTTTTAATATTACTTAACTAAAAAGAATATATCACATCTGTTTGGTGTCAAGTTTATCCGACAAAGTATGATAATAACGCTCAATGGCTTTCTTGGCTCTTTCCGGACCATATAAAAACTGTTCCAATACAAAAATATTCTTCAACCTGGCTTTCAACATCATTGATTTGTCGGTACCCTCTTTGGCTTCAACTAGTTCCCGGCCAATTCCATCTTTCAACCCAACAATAAACTTCCGAAAAGAATCAAGGTCTACCGGCTTACCTTCCATTTGCTTTAAATGTTGAAAGTAATATTGCCTTTCCTCTACTGATAATTTATTGAATCCACCTTTTAATTTAGATACAACTTCATCGAGTATGTTCATATTTTATGCTGTGGCTACTGGTGGAGTCGCTGTAGGCATGATTGCCGGAGGATTACCACCGCCATTGGGATTAATATTTAACATTGATGATTGCATTAATGAGGCTTTGGCGGCCATTTCTATATTCTTCTTCTCTTCATCCAACACCTGTTTCTTTTCGTCCGGTGTCAAATTAACAATATCGAGTAGTTTCTTTTTATAGATTTCATCAAAAGTATTATTACCGGGGAATTTACTTTTTACTCCATCAAGATTTTGGACCTGATCAAGATTTTGTTCGGCTTTGTCTTTTTTAGATATTACCTCGCAACTGTAACCGGCTTTACTACGCCAATCTGCCGGTCCTATCTCACGCGTAAAGACATTTCCTCGATAACCCGACTTAAACAACTTCACTGCTTCTATTTCATCACCCATGGCCTCTAACAACTTAATGTATTTGGTTCCAAGGTCAAGCCAATTCTGTCGATAGAATAAAGCCATTGATTGAATTACTTTAGTAGCATTGGCATCGAGTAGAGTAACTTCTCCAAGTGTAATTTGTTTTGGTTGGCTCACTCCCTGAACAATAGCAGTAGCGTTTGATGCTTTTTCAGCAATTGTAGTGACAAAGTTAAGGTTTTCAATCTCATTGGCTAATTGTGGTATTTCAATATGTTGGATAATCGCTTTGGGATCACCGGGGATTGCATACCAACCAAACGGTTCCGGTTCAAAAGTTTCTGGTACAAAGCCAACACTACCATCTTCGGACATTGCGGCGGTAGCATCATAGAAATTCATACCCATATAAGCCAAGGTTCGATTCTCTACCATTTGGCTAAACCAGGAATTAGCAATTTTATTAGGTACTCTTACAGAATCAGCGGGGGCATCAGTCCAAAAGTCACTAGCTTCCAAATCTTCGGCCCATGATCCATAAGGAAAATGATTACGCCAAAAGTGATCCGGAGTAATACCAATCACCGTTTCTAAAAATTCAGCATAAAGTATTTTGTTTAACCCATTAAAGGCGGCAGATACAGTAAATATAATCTCTTCATCATCAACATCTTTATTGTAAACCTTGATAAATCCCTCTTGCATTTCCACCAGTGTTTGCCCGACCATTGGCAAATCAACATCATCCACACCCAAATCGCGCATTGCATTGTTTTTTGTTCTTAGTTTCTCTTCGTTCTCCGATCCCAACTGCATACCCTCGTCACTTTGAAAAAACTTTTCAATATCGGAAACTACAGTCTGATCATACATTGTATTCAGCTTCAAATCGGCTAAAGTTGAAAATATATTACCCTGAATTAAGTACCTGGCCGAATCAATATCGGTAGGATCAATTAACCGATCAACTCTCATGTCCTGGGGATGTACAATATCCAACTTAACCTTGCCTTTCTTTACGTTCCACTTCTCAAAAGTCCTTCCAAATATTAATGTTTGTTTTTTATCTGCCTTGTCTTTTAACTCTAAATGATTATCTTTAACCACAACATCGGACCAATATTGGTTATAAAACAATTCTTTTTGTTTATCATTATCAAGGTTGGTAAACTCCAACTCCACAAAATCATCAATCCGGGACAACAATGTTTTCATTGTCCCCTTCATTATGGGTAAATTCACTGATTGTCGCTGTGTTAAACGGTTTACAATGACCTTATCGCGGTACAAAGTGTAATTTTCCCTCCAATCCTCATGGCGGCGTTCTTGGAACTCATAGCCCTCATCATTGGCGGTTCTGATGCGATATTCTAGTTCGTCTTTGGTGATTATTGTTTCACTAATATTATTCATGCGGAAGTCTCTTTGGTAATTAACAGGAATATATCATCTTTTCACTTCGACTTTAAGCAAACGGTTTAACTGTACTGTGAGATACTGAACCGGGGACATAAATTTTAGGTGTCTTTGATGTAGCCACCGCAAACATCCTGAAAGCATCAGCACCATGGCTAGACCAATCATGTTTGGCCATACTTCGGTATATTTTATTAGTTTCATCATATTCTTTGTGGTAAGAATTTAAAGCCGCAATACCCTTGTCACACTTCTCTTCGTCAAACCAACAACTGCCTAAAATCCTTCTCACTGCCTCAATGCCATCATCAATAGGTAAATTAGGTACAATTTCAAAATTAATACCTAATTTCTTTGCCACTTCCCGCCTCGATACTCCGGTGCCAAGTTCTCTCACTGCCAAATCATGTGGTCCATAATGTTTTCCATATAAATATCCTTTCTCATTCAATACCTGGGCATAGTGAGATAGTCCCTCTCCTGAATTTTCGTAATAATCAACTATTCTTTTCTCACTCTGAGTCCTTTGTACAAACCAAATTGTAGTTGAATCATCCATACCCAAGTCCCAAAAAGTATCAATCGGGTATCGTGAAATAATAGGTACCTTTCCAATTCTTCCATCATCCCTAACCTTATTCATCTGTTTACCGTAATAAGCCCCCATCATTGGTACTTCCCATCTATTAAAATACTCCTGATAATATAAGGCATCATCGTTGTAAAGATCAACATACTCCTGGCGTATTTCTTCCAACTTTTCATCCGTATATTGGTGGGTATCATTTACTGTTAATAATTGATTAAACCATCCAAGTTTTTTAGCCATTTGATACATGGTAAATCCATGATTCTTACCTCTGGCCGTATAATTAAATATTGCAAAACCACCGTTCTCATCAAGTATTGGTTTTAGGTAGGCCCACACCGCCGGATTCTGTAAAGAATATTCTGTAAAAACCACACCAATAGGATTTGACCCAACAATAGAATCAATATTATCCGACCCTATGATCTGAAAAATAGAATGGTTTTTAATCTCAATCAACATTTCTGTATTGTCAGTTCTTAATCTAATTTCTTTTGGGATATGATCAGTAAATTTAAAGCCTTTAGCATCCATACCGTTCCAAATAATCTTTTTACCTTGTTTATAGGTAGGAGCAATATAAAAATAGGTACCAACCCTATCTAGCATCTTCTTTGCAATTATGTTCATCAACACCTTGTCCTTGCCACTTCTACGAGGCCACACGCACACTGCGCGGGTACATCCGCTATCCATTGCCTTTAATATCGGTTTTTGATAGTCTCTAGGTTCAAAATTGCAAGGCAAAGTTACTATCATTCCTTTGTTTCTATTTTTGAATAATCTATTGTTTGGATTGTTAGTGGTTGATCATCTTTACCAGTAACTTCGTTCTTTTGTTTCCAATTTAAATAATTGGCGGCACATAACCCGGCAAAATAGCCATTGTACTTACCACTTAGGGTATTTGTCACCAATATTTTCTCCTGAAATTTCTTCGCCCTATTAATGGCACCGAAAAATTCCGGGTATTCCTTCGCCCAATTGCCAAGAGTATCACTATCAACACCAATCTCACAACAAAAACCAGCTAATGTCGGTAATTCACAAGGGATTATTTCATTTACTTTATAAGAAATTGATTTTTTGCTATCCCATTTCTTTATTTCGATAATCTCATAAAGAGGTTTGTCAAAATATTTTAAAATCTCTGAACAATATTTTCGCTTATACTTCGTCGGCCTACCTACATGGTAGTTTTTCTTCGGAGTAGGAGCGGTTTGGCTTTTCGCCGTCGCTATTTTACTCATAATTAAATTGAATATATCAGATTATGCTTCGGCCTCAACCTCTTTAGGTTTTGTGGCCTCGGCAATTTTACTCTTCTTCTCTTTAGCTTTCTTACTAATGCTATCCACCAAACTCATTACCTCATCCATCTCCACAAAAAATCGAATGTGGTGGCCGTCAATCCTCTCCACAAAAAATCTCTTCACTCCGGGCGGCAATAACATATTCACTGCGGTTAGTTTGTGCTTTCCACCCAATTGAAAGATCCTGGTAGCTAATAGTTTTGGTCTGGTTTCTTTATTACCCAAATCTAATTTCTTCTCTCTCTCTTTGATCTCCGGTGTCTTGTCCGGTTGAACAATGTTTAGTTTCTTTTTTGGCATTTTATTTTGTTAAACCTTTAACTGCCCACATTATGCTTTCCTCTAATTTAGTATTAGCTACCGCCTTTTCTCTACCACTCTCCGGTGTGGCAATTAAAGCAAATGATTTTTCCAACTCTTCTGCCGTAACTTTTATGTGTTCCATTAAAGTTTTTTCGGCTTCATTTAATTCTCGATACTTTCTGTGAAATGTGTCTGACATTTTTATTTTTTAAATTGTTAAAATGGAATATTTATATATAATCGTTTCAATTCGCTTCGATCACTTATTACTTTTAATATTTTAATTAGGTACGGATGTCTAAACGATTCATCATTGGATATTTTAATCTCATGGTTCTTTGTTTCAAAATATTGGTTTGATCTGTTAAACGTCAGCCTCACGCCGGGTTTTGCCCCCTTGTACTCAAAGGTTGTTGTGTAAATGACCACAATTAAATATGAACTATATTTGACGGAAAGTCAAATGGATTCTATAAATCGGATATTGGTTTTCTTTATCTTATTTAAAAACATTTTTTTCTTTAATTTATAGATTCCGGTTAAAAAGCCCTTAACATCCTCCACGATCCGAATATCAGCACCGTTGACGGTATAGGAAAAATCAGCTTTATAAACTATTCCGCGCACTTTGTTACCCTCCGCGTCAACAAACTTCTTTAAAATTACGAATTTCGGTTGTTGTTTTAATTTGCTAATACATCCGGATTCTAACTCCATCGTCAATTCATTACACCGTTCCGCTTCGGCCTTTGAATCGTGTAGGTGATTTTTATTACACCGGGATTTAATAGCATGGTACTTATTACCAGGATTGCCGGATTTCTTAATCTCTTTTTGGTACTCCTCAATTGTCATTTCTTCCATAATTGTTTTTGGTAGGGGTGGACTCGAACCACCAAGGCTCTCGGTATAGTTGCTGTTACAACACCTAGTGAGCCATATTTTACAGTCTACAAACTGCCATTCCTGTAGTCACCTATCCAAGTGGGGACCGACTGATTTGAACAGTCCTAGGCGTAAAAAAGCAGGTTTTAGCCTAGATTCCATCTGATCCCCGATTATTGCTCTTCTGTAGGGCCGTAGGACAAACGATTCCTTACCGGCCCGATGCTCTATCCCTATTTTATCTCACCAGTAGCCACCCATGTATCAAGTACTTCTTTGGCACTATCTTTGGCCGCCTTCTCCACCTGGTAAAAGTGGGTAGCGTATTTACTCGCCGGACCATTGTGAATCACTGCAAAACTAAATGCCGGATTAATAATCAACACCCAGTCAATACCAGCAAACAACATGATAAAAGAAGAGATCATGTATATTACGGCTTGGTTCGCTTTCTTCAATCTACCTTTTAAAATAGCTACTTCTTGATCACCGTCAAGGTTATCAAAAACTAGGTTTGGTTTTACTTTATTTTTAATCATATTAATTCTCCCTATCCATTCTCGACACACTGATTTTAGCAGTGGGGAATAGTTTAATAACCGAAAGACGGAGATTATCAATCAAAAAAACGATTGCTTCCTCTTGCCGACTATTAGCCTTAATATCTAACATAAACATTGCGGAAAACTTTTTGTTTTCCATTTTCTTTTTTTCTTCCATATTCTTCCTTTAAATTTATAATTATTTAATAACAGCGGTATGTTCCACTCCATCGATAGTAACCGTAATTTCCTTACCGGATAAACTAATTTCTTTTTTCTCTTCTTCCTTCTCCACCGGCAATCCGGTTTCTTTCAATATTCCGTATTCCAAAACGGCTCCTTTTTGTGGATCAAACTTACCGCAGGTTATGGTTTTTTCTTCATTATTGATATTTCTCCAAATACAGATACCGGCGAATATTTTGGTTGAAAAAGATAGTACCAATTTACAGGTAATTGATAATACAGCCTCGATGCCCCATCCAGCCTCGATGCCCTCTCCAGCCTCGATGCCCTCTCCAGCCTTGATGCCCCATCCAGCCTTGATGCCCCATCCAGCCTCGATGCCCCATCCAGCCTCGATGCCCTATCCAGCCTCGATGCCCCATCCAGCCTCGATGCACAATCCAGCCACGATGCCCAATCCAGCCTCGAAGCCACATCCTGAATCGAA